TAAAGTAATTGAATAAAGTTCAATAATAGATTTATTAGAAAGAGATTGTAATTCTGCTGTAGGTATTGCCATTAGGGTTCAAATACTTCTCTAAAAGTAACAGTAATCGTAGCTCTACCAGGAAATTTTATTTGCTTCTTTCTATTTAAAGCACGATATTTACTTGTTGTAGCTTCATCAGGTGCTTGCCAGTTAAAGTAATCGCCATCTTCTATTCTTGCATTTAAAAAAGTTTCGATAGTATTACTTTCTGCGTTAGTAATATTATTAAAACTGAGACTATATTCTTTTGGATTAATGTTTAATCCAAATTTTATAACTTGTTCATAGCCATCTTGAAATCTTGTTGTAGTAACAAAAGGTTCTGTTGTTTTTGTAATTCCAAAACTAGCTTCTATTGAAGGGAAAGTTTGTGCCATTAACCTAATAAACCTCCAGGTCGTTTTTGTCTTATAAGCTCTGCTTGTATAGCAGCACCAAGAATGTTTCCAAGTTCTTGAGATTGATTGTTGTCACCTTCAACAGAAGAACCTGACGCATCTACATTTACAGTTATATTACCAATATTTCCACCTGATGCTTCTACTCCAAGTTTTCCATCTCTACCTCTACGCAAAGGCATAATTGCTTCAACCCCCGCTTCGCCTGCGATTGCTGCTCCATCAGCCAGAGGGAACATAGTTGGACGTTTAATTAGACCCCCTTTGGCATACGGTACAATTTTGTTATTGGCAATAACATTTCCTAAAGCGTTTGGTGTGAATTCATAAAACATTCCAGGAGCAGCCTTAAAAGGATTAAAACTTGAAGAACTATTTGACACAGTATTAGCCACGGTATTAGCAACAGTACTTGCAACATTTTTATTATTACCTCCTCCAAATATATTTCCAAGTCCTCCTGTAAGTGGAGCTATAATTTGTGATCTGATAATTATTCTTGTTAGATCTGCAATTATTGATTTTGCTAATTTTCTAAAATTTAAAGTTCCTGTTTGTACAAACTCAACAAGACTATCTTCTAACTTTTTAAATGTATTTACAAAAGAATTTGCTATTTGTGAATTAACATCTCTAACTGATTCTGCATATTTATCTAAAATAGATTGTGCTTTATTAGCTGAATCTTCAGTTAATTTAGGCAAGCCATCTGTTGTTGTGTTAGATCCACTACCTCCAGCTTCGGGAGGTTGTACACCCTGAGAAATTTCAGTTAAAAGAGCTATATCTTTTTTAAAGTTTGCACCTAAATCTAAAAATCCTTTTGTAATAACTCGTTTTGCTGCCGAGAAATCTGCCATTACAAAAATATCAAATAAAATTTTACCTAGATCTACTAAAATCCTTACTAAAGTCCTTGCAAGAGCGACAGTTGAAACTAAAAAGCCACCCAGAACCTTCAAACTTTCAGTAAAAAGACTAACAGCACCCTCATTTTCTTGGAAACCTTTAAGAATTTCAGAAAATTGCTTTTGCAGAGCAGCTCCAACAGGTATTAATTCTTTACCAATAGTTATAGAGAAATTCTGGAATTGTGTTTGTAGTCTTTGACCTGCATCTGCTGATGAGTTTGCAACTCTTTCTGCTGTTTCTGCAAAATCAATATTTAATTTTTGTGCAAATCTAATAACTTGATCTAAACCTACAGTTCCATCTCTCAAGTCTTTTTGTAATTTCTGCAAACTACTACCATTTGCTTCAGCAAATTTTACAACTGCACCTGCCAAGCGTTCACCGAGTTGGCCTTGTAATTCTTCTGCCGATACCTTACCTTTACCAAATATCTGGCTCATCGCTCTTATGGCTGATTGCACATCTTCAGCATTACCACCTGTTGCCTTAATTGAATTAGAAACACCCTCAAATACAACTTGAGCATCCTCAATAGATCCACCCGCACCTATGACAGAAGCAGCTAAAGTTGTAAATTGTTTGGTTGATGCAGCTATAGGTACATTTAATCTCTTAGATGTGTCAGCAATAATTTTTAAGCCCTTTTGAAAATCTGCTTCTGTTTTAACTGCACCTCTTAATGCTATTTCTAATTTCTGTACTTGTGATGCTTGTATCGCAGCTTGTTTAGCAAACTGAACTCCACCTGCTACTGCTGTGATACCAGCACCAATACCAGCACCAGCAAGTCCACCTGCTAA